CCCAGGACACCGAACGGCGCATCCTGGCGCTTGAACCACCGTGCGGTCTGGATCAGGCACGCCTGTTTCACCATCGGTGGCACCGGGCTGAATTGCCACAGCTGAACCAGCTGTCCAGCGGTGATGTCGGCGGTGAACAGGGCAGCTACGCCACCCACCACCAATGACACCTGGAAGGTGTCTGCCAGCGGGCTGATCACGAAATACTGGGTGCCCACCGTCAAGCCGGTGCCACCAGTCAGCGCAGTGAATTGGACCGGTTCCCCGGCAGGCAGCCCGTGCGCCACACGGTTGATCAGATCGGTGGTGGCTGTGCCGGTGATCGCCAGCGATTCCGCCAGCGGTCCACGGCACACCAGGTCAATCGCCTCCGTGCTGGCATCCAGCGCCAGCTGAATGAGGGTGTCATCCACGGTATCGGTGATCCGTAGATACGATTTCGCCTCATTCAGACTGGCGTAGGTTGCCATTCAGGTGAACCTAGGCTGCGGTGATCTTGTTGCCACCACGCCGGGCGCCGACCACCAGGTATGCCCAAATGCCGATATCCACGGCAGATGGTCCCGACGGCTGGTCATACCGGAATTGGGCAATGGACGATTCGAAGATCACGAAATCGTCCCGGCGGGCGGTGACCACCACATTGGTGGTAGATGCCCACGACAGGAGCACATCAGCACCCAGCAGGTTGGCACCCGTGGCACCAGCCTGAACCGTTCCCGCGCTATTCATCGGTCCCAGGAACGGGAGCAGCGGACGGGATGAACCGTCACTCTGCGCCAGCAGGACCGCGTACAACGCCGGTGGGATGAATTGACCCTGCGCCGGGTTGAAGAAATCGCCCTGGTACTCGATCACGTTGCCCAGGCACCCGGCGAACGGCGTGGCTGCGGTGATCGCGGTGCCAGCTGTGGCAGCTCCCGCCTCCACCGCCGTCTTGATCACGGTTTCCGATGACTGGCTGTACGCCTCCAGCAGGTCGGTCATCAGCATCTGGTCGATGGACGGTGACGCACCATCCAACACCTGACGGCTGACGAGCGTGTGCCCGCCGTACAGCAGCGGCGTGACGGTGACCGCCGTGGTTGCCAGGTCGCTGGCAGCCGGGTTCGCACCTTCAGCTGACTGGACCGCCACCGTGGTGGAGGTCGTGACCTTGGGATAGATCTTGGGCTGTGCGTCATCAATCGCCACGCGGGTGAAGAACCCGCCCATGGGTCGACCCTTCAGCAGCCTGGGCAGCAGCAACCCAGGCAGGTACTCGTTGGGGTACGCGCCGGGAATCTCGGAAGCCACCACGTCACCAGCCCGCTCGTACAGCGCAGCCTGGTCAGTCAGCAGCTGCTGGTGGCGTCCCTGGCGCTCGGCAGCCTCACCATTCCCCTGACCCATGGCGATCATGTCGCTGAAGAATGACTGTCCCGACCGGGGACCGTACACCGCTTCAGCTCGGCTGATCGTGGACTGTGGGCGAATGTCCCGCACGGTGGCTGCTTCCGCAGCTGACCGGGCAGCAGACTTGGCATCTGTCTGTGGGATTTCCGGCTCGGGATCGGGTGCCGGTGTTTCCCGGGTTTCAATCTGATCTTCAGTCACAGGTTCGTCCTCCATATCCCGCACGGAAACGCGGGCACCATCATACGCGGGTGAAATTGACCCTGCTATCGCGTGGAGCTTCGCCTCACGGTGGAGCATGGTCCCATCGCGCAGCCGTCGGGATGGCACCGAACCCGGTCCAAATTCCACGGAAACGCCGTTCAATCCAGCAGATACCTCTGCCAGGTACTGATCACCAGCCGGTGAATCGAAAATGGATGCCCGGAATTGAACGCCAACCGGCGTGTCTTCCAGGCTCTGGATCGTGCCGATGGGACGCTCACGGTGCGCTGGACGGAACGCCATGCGCGCACCGTCCTGCCGTCCCATCCAGTGGTTGACCGAATCACGGAATGACCCGGGTGCGAACGCCTCGGCACCAATGTCGGTGTTCAGGCTGACCACGCCATAGGGAATGGCAATGCCCTCCACCGCCCTGGGCTGATCGGGAACCTGGCGAATCGTGGATACCGCATCGGTCTGACGCCAGCTCATGCTGAATCGCCTCCCAGCTTGGGCAGATCCTTCTGTGCTGCCTGCCACACCGCCACCCGGATTTCTTCCTGGAGGTCAAGATCCTTCTGCCGTGCCACCTCGCGGGCATCCTCTGCGGCAGGTTCTACCTTCTTCCTGTTATATGCCCTAGGCATTGTCTACTCCTACCTGGACCGATTCCGATCCCAACCCGGGAATGGAGATTGGCTGTTCCAATGGTGGCAGGTTCTCTGCCTCCCGTACCTCGTCAACGTTCATCCAGGGCTGGTTGCCGGTGGCCAGCTGCCAAGCCTGTGCCCGTGACAGCTGCGTGCCACGGGTCAGCGGGCTGATGTCCATGACCATGCGCCGTGGTGGCACCATCTGGTCGGTGATCGCATCCTCAATCGCGCCAATGTAATTCTGGAGCGTGAACCGCACCAGGTCAAGATTGGCAGATTCGGTGGAGGTATAGGTTTCGCTGTCCCCGGTGGGTGCGTTCACCATCCGGGTGGGCACACCAAAATACCTCCCGATGTCAGCCACCATTTCGCGCCGTGCTTCCACCGCTGATTCAGCCGTGGGATCAGCTCCGAACGGGTGCGCCTTCAATCCACCCGACAGGACCGGTGCGTAGTCAGGACCACGGGACCGTCGTTCTGCCCACCGATCCTGGACCTCGGTGGCCTCGCCCTGATTCAGGTGTGCCTCGGTTTCCAGCGCCACGACCGGGTTCCCGCCCGCCTGCCAGTAGCGGCTGGCGTACTGCTCGGCGGCGAGGGCAGCGGCGAATGTGGTCCGTGCCATGCGCAGCACACCACCTACCGTGTCATTGACCGATGGCTGTGGTGATCGGTGGAGGATCACCAGCTGTTCCCGGGTCACCCGTGACTGACCGACCCAGAATTCTTCGGGCATCACGAATGAATCCAGGATGATTGGCTGTACCTGGGTGGGATCGAGTGGCCACAGACCCATGGGCGAACCGTCCCGATCCTCGCCACCGACCTTCAGCAGGTAGCACACGTCGTACAGCGCCAGGGTGCTGACCACCAGGCTCGTCCATTCCCTCCGGGTGCGGTCAGCCTGTGGACGCTGAACCAGACGGGACGGTGGGAGCTCCAGCGTCCCGCGCATTTCCCGCCAGGGCAGCTGTGACACGCCATTGGACAGGACATCCAGGCAGCGCCACACCGCTGACAATCCCAGGCTGGTGGAGGTCGTGACGCTGGTGCTAAACCCTACCTGTGGAACACCAATCATCGTGACCCGTACCGGTGGAGCTTCGCGCTCAAACCACCGGCCAATGGTTTCTCTCACGCCCATGATCGCAGTCTACACCCTAGAAAATAGCGGGCAATCGCAGGGTATACGCAATGGCGTGAGCTGCCAGCACCATCGCCATGAACGCATCAATGGGCTGTTCCGACAATCCCCGGGAGTAGCGGTACGCTCCCTCGTTGCCCACATCACGGCGCACCACCAGCGGTGCCTGGGCATCCAGCAGCGGATCGTCGACCGCCAGCCGCCCGCTGCTGATCATTTCCCCGACATCCATACAGGCGTCCACCATGGCACCCGGCGACAGCCCGTCCCAGGGCAGGGTGGACTCCTGGGCATCACGCTCAAATGCCGACGCCGCAGCCACCACCTTGTCGAATGCCACATACGCCAGCTGTTTCGGGAACGCGTGAACCTCATCCAATAGCCTCTGGGAGGTCACCAGACGGTCCCTGTCGGCTCGGACATCCCGAAACACCTCCACACCTATCCGACCATCGGGACGAACCGCAGCGACCGTTATGGTGGCTCGGCTGCCACCCATCGCCACATCGATGCCCAGGGCGAACGGACCGTCGACGTCCTTCAATGGATGGGGAACCCGACAATTCGCCCAGGCACCCGGGTGGATGGCAGCGTCAGCCCTGGCATCCACGAAATGGTTCATCCGTTCCCGCTGCCAGCTGTCGGGTGGCAGGGTGCCATGCTCCAGGGTGATCATCTGGCGGGTGATCCTGCCCTCTGGGAGGGATGGATTAGCCCGCGTCAGCTCGTCCCAATCGAGCTGTGCGGCGGGATCTGCGCTCTGCCACCACGCTCCATAGAACGCCGGTTCAGGTTCCTCGGCACCCGCTGCCTGCCGTACCAGGCGGTCATAGAATGTCCGCAGGATCACGCTGTCGCTGTGTCCCGCCGTGCTGGTCAGGATCATAATCGGGGATCGCTGCGCCGATTGGGTGGGTGCCAGCGCCTCCCACAGATCCCAATCACGCTGGGTCAGCATTTCATCCCAGGCGATGCCGCCGGCAGACCAGCCCCGTGCCGATCCCGGCTGGTTCGACACCGTGTCGAATTCCATGGTGGGTGAGCTGATCCCGAAAAACCGGGTGGTGCGAATCTTGGTGGCACGATCTGCCCGGGTTTCCATGTCAGCCTGGACGTTGCGGTACACGATCCGTGCCTGTCGCTGGTCGTGTGCGGCTGCCAGCAGCGTCGTCCAGCTGCTGAATGGCGGGATAGCGGCACCCTCGTCCAGCAGCCACCCAAAGAACGCCCGCACGATCACACTTTTCCCGTTCTGGCGACCGGTGGACAGCAGCGCGATCCGGTGGAGCAGCTCACCGTAACGGTCATGGCGCAGCAGCTGCCACAACACGTATTCCTGCCACCCGCCCAGGTCAATCTTCAGCTGGCGCTTTGCCCATTTCACCACGGCGGGACCATAGGAACCGGTCACACCAGGCGGATCTGGCGACTCCAAATGCGGTCTGATAGGCTCGGGCAGGATGGGCTTCGACAGGATTTTGGTC